CGTACAAGCTGGTCTTGCGGTCATATGTACCCACGGATATATTAATCATTATTATGGGGATGGGAGCGGTGATATTAGAGGACTATGGCATCAAGGGTATATCGGTATTGAGGGAACAGAAGTAGCTTTCCGGCTGATGGACTTGTTTATCTCTAATGCTTGGGCGAAGAGCAACGAGTGGAAGTATGTCAAGGCAATCAAGAAACTATCCAAGTTACAGCAAAAACCAGCCAAGCCGAAGAAAGTCAAGTGGAAGAAGTCAAGCGGATTAAAAGAGAAGAAACAGGCTTTCGAGGGGGTGGCGGGTGAATAAGTTCCTAAATGTAATTTCCCTTCTGATTGCCCTGATGGTGATTGTGCCTCTTGCTGTGGCTACCACTTATTATGTTGATGGCCTAAACGGCGACAACGGAAATACAGGACTTAGTTCTGACGGTACGGCGTGGGCAACGATAGACTATGCCACTAATACCATAACTGTAGGTGATACTTGCTGGATTCGGCTTACGGCTTATTCTGAATATGTACAAATATATACCTCATCTGACAGTGGGACAAGCTGGACAGAGGGGAGCTTCATCGCTTTATATGGGGACACCAATGGTGTAGTTTGGAGTGATTCTACTGACCCGGAAGGGCCGGTAATCAATGCGGCAGGTAGGGCTGGTTTACTTATTTATCAAAGTTATTGGGATATTTCTGGATTAAAAGTAGTCGGAGGAACGATTGATTGCATAGAATTTGGTAATTGTAATAATGTTAAACTATCTGACTTTACTGCTCATTCCGCAACAGGAACAAACTATGGAAATATAAGGTTTTATCAGTCCCATGACATAACAGTATCTAACGGAAAAATAGCACATGGAGATGGTGATGGGATTCTTATCGGGGATTTCGGTGGAGTCAACTATAATATTACAATAGATAATTGCGAAGTTTGGGATATGCCATGGGACAAAAAAGGCATAAACATGGACCACACCACAGATTACTCTGTAACGATACAGGATTGTTCTATTCACGATGGAGATAATTACGGAGTTTTACTGAGAGGGGATGATATCCACCTACTTCGTAGTGAGATATACAATTTCACTACTTTTTATGGCGTTGTATTAGATACCCCCGATGAAGTTGCAGGATCAAATTCCGTTGTATCTAATGTTATCTATAATTGCAATTATGGAATTATTACTTCTACAAAATCAATTTGTTCAATTCTCAATAACTCTATTTATGGTATCACTAAATACGGGATATACAGCCAAAACATAATTGATGAATTAATCATAAAGAACAACATCATAGAAGATGCAGGACGGGGATTCACGACACTCACGGATGTAGTGGATTTGACGAACAACTGTATGTGGGATATCTCTGGGGCAACCTATTTCGGATGCGAGACAGGGACAGATGATATATTTGCCGATCCCAACTTTACTTCTGCCACTGAACTTACTCGTACTACCCCTGATCCATGCTGGCAAGCTGGGACAGACGTTGGAACGGTACTCGACTTCAATAGCCAGACATTCCCAGACCCTCCGGCAATAGGGGCATACTATGGGCCGGAGCCGACTGCATCACCATTCCCGGTTGATTCTCCTCCACCGACGCCCTATTTCCCTACACCGACCCGGACCCCAACGACTCCCACTCCGAGCCCGAGTCCGACATCGGCATTAACTCCGACACCACAACCCACGCCGACAAGCGCGTTGACCCCGACTCCCCCACCAACGGTGACCCCGACTCCGAGAGTAATCACGCCTACTCCATCGCCATCTCCGACAAGCGCATTAACTCCAACTCCCAGCCCCAGCCCCAGTCCGGCAGATTTTAAGTATTGGCTAACATCCGGGGTAGGAATTACCAGGACAGTTTATTTTCATTGGACCGGCGGTGGAAGTTCTCCGTGGGGACCGTATGATATTACGACCACTCCGGCCTATTTGCATGACCGGCCTGAAACCGGAGGGTACTTTCTGTCTATGGTAGATGGGGTTCCGGGACCGTGGAAAACCAGACCGGAAAGGACGATGCTTGAATTTTGGTCGCCTCCAACTCCGACACCCACACCGAGCGTTACGCCTACACCATCCACCACGCCTACCCCGAGCGTTACACCTACTATGACGCCGTCTCCGTCTCCAACTTCCGGGCCGGTATCAACACCGATAGCTGATATTTATAATGGGTTCGATGACTTCGATATTGGGGTGAGAAAAAGCGGCTGGACGTTCAGTGGGATAGGAAACGCAGACGTTTACATCCACGAATATTATTACGGCCTGAACCGGCCGGGATTACAACTGGCGGATGATGGGGATTACTTTACTTCGGAGGCCCTGGTGGGAGTAGACAGAGAGCTGGGTTATTGGATGAGAGGGAGCGGCACAGGATCGGATAGCTATTTGAGTATCGATGGGAGAGTATATTTCGACCCGTATTATTATTGGTCAAATATTCAAGAGGTTAAGCCATTGCCGCAGGTGGAGACAAGCACAAGCGGGATCGAGATAATGGATGATGTTCTTTCTTTGAGATTTACCTATCACAAAACTACCGGGGAACTGGCATTGGATGATTTTCTGTATAATGCAATAACTCCGACTGTAACCCCGACGCCGGTGGGGTACTTGACACCCACCCCGACGCCGGTGGGATATCATACGCCGACACCTACAATCACCCCGGTCCCGTCACCTTCGGTCGCTCCGACTCCATCGCCGACGCCGGAGGATCAAATGTATAGTATTATTGTTTTACCATTCCAATTCAAGGGCACTCTTATAATTGCCGACTAGGAGATTAGATATGAAAGATCAAGTTATGTTATGCGCTTTAATTATGGGGATAATCCTCGGAGCCGTGGGGGGCGTTCTGGTAGGTTTAGCATTCGGGGAGGCGTTGATATTCTCACCGGGAGAGGAGAAGAACGTCTGGATACAGGTAGAAGAGAGAGAAGGCGGATCGTTTACAATAGACACCGCTACAAGCTGGATCGAGATGAGCGACGGGACAAGCTATGTGGCGGAGACTAGTGCGGTAATTAGCGGCAGCCGGGTATACGCCCCGGTAGACGGAAGCAGCTGGACCACGGGCAGCGAGTATCATTTATTCATCCATTACGGGACGGATAAGACGAACGAGGTTTATATCAATGGGATACAGATACAAGTTGAGGAGGATTTCGAATGAGTTTAATAACGGTAGCAGAGATGGCGTCGTATCTTGAGTGTGAAACAGATGATGCTTTTATGCTGTTGATTCAGGACCCGACGGAAGATTGGTTCGACCAACAGGTCAATAGGGCGTTAGGCGAAACGGATTATACTTTAGAGCGATATGACGGCACGGGAGATAGCTGGCTGGAGCTTCGTAATTACCCAGTAACAGCGGTGACCAGGTTAAGCATGGGAGTTCGGGACGGGTTGTGGGTTAAGAATGGCAATACTGATTTAACCCTAGCCAGTGCGTCGATTACCGGAAGCAATCTGGTTCTAACCTCTTCGGGCGGCGCAGATCCCCATAGCGCGACTATTGCGATCGGGGCCGAGACACTAGCAACGCTGGCGGCTCTGGTGATAGCAGAGGGACACGGATGGACGGCGGGGGTGAGTGATTCGGCTAACGATGACATCCTGGCAACGGAGATGTTTGACCGGCTGGGGGGTAATGCTAATAATAATAAGTGTGAGTTTGATATGCCGGATTCCCCATCGGAGGAGAAGTTTGAGATTGACGGAGAGGGGAGCATAAAGCTGAGGGACGGAGTATTTTGTATGGGGACAAATAATATCTCGGTCACTTATAAAGCGGGGTACACGACTACAACGGTGCCGGGATACCTGAAGCTGGCTATCTTAAAAATGACGAAGGTATTTTATGAGATGGTCGATCAGAATATGGAGAACTTTAAGAGCTTTAAGGCAGGAGATGTTTCGAGGGTATTAAAAGATGACCAGGTGCCGAAATTCGTACAGGGTGTAATTGCGATGATGCGGAGGCAATCTTTATAATGGGAGTGCCGGGCAAAAAGACAAGTATCACCTTTCAAACCGTGGCGACATCTTCGGACGGAGCGGGCGGCCAGATCGAAGCGGCTCCGGTATTATATGATACGATCCGGGGGGTATGGTCAACGCTGAGCCGGTACGAGAGATTGATAGTAGGCGCTCCGGGGGAGGCGGCAGAGTTTATCGCATACTTGAAATATAATGCAACTACCGCCGGAATAACGACGAAGATGGAGGCAGTGGTGGGATCGGATAGGTACGAGATTATGGATATAGATAATCCGGGGAACCTTAACGATCATTTAGAGATCGGTTGCCGAAGGAAAATCACTTGAAAAGATTAGCAGTAATATCAGCTTATAACGAGATCGATTTTATAAGCGGCGCGATTAAAAGCGTGAGAGGATGGGCGGATAGGATAATTGTAGTGGATGGGGCATGGACGGGATTCCCGCTAATCAATAATGATTTCAAGAGCACGGATGGAACGATTGAGGAGGCCAGAAGATGGGGGGCCGAAGTCATAATACCGAAGAGAGTTTGGATTAATCAAGTAGAAAAAAGGAACGTATATTTATTGGCAGAGGATCCGGAAGATTGGTATTTGATTCTTGACGCTGATGAGCGACTGGCAGGTTGGCCGGAATATCCGTTATGGGGCCGGGCATACAATATCATAATCATTGGCAACCGGATGAACCCGAGAGCGTATAGTATTGGACTTAGGTTGGTACGCAATACGATCGGTTTGCATTATGAGATGGTGCATAATTATCTTGTTGATAATAACGGAGTAGTGGAGTCCGGGGGTACGATAAAGGATTGTATTATTCAACATCTATCTTATCTCCGAAGCGGAGAAAGAAATAAACTAAAAGATATCTACTCAAATATTCAGTGGGATGAAGAGATATCACGGAGGAGAGAACTTGGAATTGCCTGAAAAAATTAGAATAGAGTTCAAGCCGTCAGCGGAGATGGATAGTTACCGGGGGCAAGGTATCGATACCAGGGAAGGGCAGCTGATTTGGACGGTAGAGTGGCGAGTGGGGGTAAGGCTAATAAAGCAATGGCCGGGAAAATGGAGAAAGGCAACAGAGAAACAGTCAGGCAAACGGCTAGTAACGGCAGTAATGCCAACGACAAAAGGCCGGGAGAAGATGGCCTTACATGCGATTGAGTGTTTCTTGCGCCAGGAATGGGAGAACAAGGAACTGGTAATTGTGAACGAAGGCGATGCCTTTTTAATGAAACAGTCTAACCCGATAGTAAGGGAGGTTCTGGTGGAGAGGGGCCGGAACAATGGCTGGATGCGAAATATCGGGGATCGGCTGGCGGACGGGGATTATATTATCCGGTGGGATGATGATGATATCCACCACCCCGGCAGGATCCGGGCGCAGATGAACGCGGTCGAAACGATCGGAGCGGTAGCAACGTCTTTAAAATATCGGATACATTATTTTATAGATACTGATCAAGCATATATATTCTCTTGTAAGGGGGAGGGATTAATACTCTATAAAAATGAGGGGCATAGATACTTCGAGGAAAATGAAGAGCTGGGCGGTACGGATGGCGCGTTTTACGGAGAATACGCCGGGGAGGTATGTACTAAAGATAACTGGCCGGGATTATATATCAGGATTTACCACGGGACTAATATTTGCTCAAGAGATCATATCGCGAAACGGATGCCGAAGGATTTAAAGAAAGGAGAATGGAGACTGGCGGGGCCGTGGAACGAAAAAGGATTGAAGATATACTTGAAGAGTGCTGTAGATAATTTCAAAAAGGCCATAAAATAATTATGGTCTAACCGAAAAAAGGAGAAGAGGTAAATGAAAAAGGTGGCGATATTATTGCCGACAATGAAAAAGTTTGTCATGACCCTGCCGGATACCCTGAAGCAGCTGGATAAAAAAACAGTATATCCAGAGGTGGGGGTGTTCGTGTTTTATGACGCGGACCCGGTGGGATTCAGGAATCTTGACTCATCGGAATATAAGATGAGCGTGGCAGGAATTACTAGCGATCGGATCGTCGAGAGGGTAGGGGCAATAAATAAATTGTATGAGGGGCTGGATAGCAAGGCTGATTTATATTTGACCTGGATGCCGGATGCTGATCCGTGGGAGAAAGGTTGGCTGGCTAAGGCGGTGGACTTGTTTGATGATAAGTTCGGGCGCGGAGCGGGTTTGCTTGAGCTGAGAGGGGAGATAATAATGTTTAACAAAAAATTCATCCGGGTAATGGACCTGCCGGAGAATACCTGCGTCCCCCCGAATTATATCCGGTACAACTGGGACAAAGAATTGATTGACCGGGCGAAGATTATGGAGATTTACGCGAAGGGGAAGGGACCCCGGAGAAAGCCGGAAGAGATCAGTCAAATCCGTGATACTCATATCCGGGTTAATGACAATGTCGTATTCAACCGGCGGGAACGGAACTGGCTTATGGCGGAGGCTACCAATAATGAATAACACGCTGGCAATACTGATACCGACCCGACATCGACCAGAGATATTGAAACAATGCCTGGCTGACTTGAAGTGGCGGGTAGCATATAGACCGGTAATGGTTTATCTGGTATTTGACGGAGACTGGGAAGGGTATAAGGATTTTGATCAGCAGATATTCAATCAGAGCTTTGCCGGTCAGATATTTCATATCGAACACTCGGAATATATAGAGGCAATCAATGATATGGCAAAGCTGGCTTATGCCGCCGGGCATAAATATTTCCTACCGTGGAGCGATGATAGTTTCTTAAAGGGGGAAAGACCGCTAAGGAAGGCGATAGACGCGCTACGGGTGGCTGAGGGGCCGGGCAACCCCGTTGTTATGGCGATGAACAATCCTTACTGGGGAGATCGGCTGGGGACTCATGCAATACTTAACCGGGCGATGGTGGATTATCTGGATTACGGCAATGGCGAGATATTCTATCCGAGGTACAGGCACTATGGCGGGGATAATGAGCTGACGGCTCGGGCGAAGAGGGGAGGTTATTTTCATTTCATCGAAGAGGTGGGGATAGAACATCCACCGCCGACAGAGACGCAGGGCAATCCGTCGATGGTGCATAAGGACCATGATGGAAAACTATGGAGGGAGAGAAAGAGAGCGATAGATGCCGGCGCAGTCTAAAGTTAAAGTAATATGGAAGGGTGAAGATTTTAAACGAGCTTTGCACTTCGATATGAAAAAGAAGATGGAATTGTGCTGCCGCAAGATTGAAGCTGATATCAAGATATCAATATCAGGCCCGCCGAACACGGTCAATTATCAAAGTTCGATGGTAGGGACGCGATCCGGGGCACTAAGGGCAAGTATCACGAGTAACTGGACGGGAGGGGGATCGGGATCACCGCCGGGAGCAAAGGCAAAGGCGCGAGGGGCGACAAGCATACCGGATCCAGGGGGGACAGTTACAGAGGTTCGGGGGGTAGTCGGGACTAACCTGGTATATGGTCCGTTACACGAGTTCGGGGATACGATTACCCCGAAAAAAAGAAAGTGGTTAACAATACCGTTCCCAAAGGAATGGGGTGGTGGTGCAATGACAGGTCTCAGTGTGGGACGGGGATCGGCCAGGGAGTTTAAAGATACATACATACATAATAATATTATATTTGCCTCACCTAAAGGCAGGGCGAAACCAGTACCGCTGTTTATTTTGAAGAAGAGCGTAACAATTAAACCCAGGCCATTCATCCGCCCGGCAATAGACAGAAATGCCTCAAATGTCAGAAGAGTATTTTTGGAGTTAAAGAAATGACAGTATTAGATGACAATGCAGTGGCAACGGGGATCTACTCGAAGCTGACCACGGGGACGGAGGGGGTCGCCCTGATGGTTTTACTGACCGCCATATACCGGGATGAGATACCGGAGGGGGCTGTGCTTGATTATGTAAGATTTTTCAAGGTAAGCGAAGCAAGTCAGAATACCTTCTCAAATAAGTATTGGCCTTTAAAATTTCAGTTTGATATCTATGGCAAAAAAATAATCGGAGAGTCGGCGTCCCATAAGGCGTCGAGAATAAAGAAAGCATTAACCACCGCGATGGAAAGTAACAGCGCGGTGTTGACAATAGCAGGATTCAATTCGGTGTGTTGCCGATTCGATTTTGCCTCGGGGGACTATTCATGGGAGGAAGGTGTGAAGAGGATTATTGTGCAATACTCAATTTTAGTTGGGGAAGGATAACTTTCCCCTTGCATAATACCAGGAGGTAATTATGAGCACGAGTGCAATTTGTGGAGAAAATGGAAGTGTGGCAGTCGGGACCCTTGACGTCGCCGAAATCTCGAACTTTGAGATCAATATCAGCAGGACGCCGGTGGACGTCCCTAAGTATGGTACTACCAGAGATAAGTTACTCTGCGGCCCGTATGAATGGGATGGTAGTTTCAGCGGCAACTGGTACATGACCACTACCAATCAGCAAAAAGCGTTGCAAGACGCGCTGACTGGCGGGACTACCGTAACGCTGTTTGGTTACGTTGACGCGACTAAATGCTACACCGGAACCGTTTATATCACGGCGGTAAACGTGAGTGTTCCCTACGACGGATTGGTCTCTGTGACCTTTAACTACGTCGGGACCGGGGTGCTTACTACTACCCTGGCGTAAACAGGAGCTCCAGACATAATGGAACATTACGGTAAATTTGTTGGTATCTTTTTTGAGGGTCGGCAGATAGGCGCCGGAAGACGCTGGAAGCTGACCCGGATACCAATGTCTGAGCCGGATAGCGAAAGGCCCGTGTCATCTAATAACCCGAACATGATTATTATGAAGGGATGGGTGGCACGGGTCTTAAGTTATCATTTAGATGAGAAAGTCAAAGGGCGGGAGTTAGAGTTTAGATTCGCCAATCAGTTTATGTATTTTAAAACGCTGGGAAAGATCCTGGCAGATATCAAGGTGGGGGGAAACATTGGAGAGGAACTAAAAATGGAAGGCAGCGCGCCGGTGGCAGCGGTCTTCGTCGAATAAGGAGAGAGAAGATGACAGAAGAGAAAAAGAATTTGGACACGATGACGGCGCAGCCGCTGGTCGTGGAGATAGAGGGGAGAGAGTTAGAGTTCACGAGATTATCGCTTGATGATTTCGGGGCGTTGGAAATGAAGATCAAGCAGACGCTAGCAGAAAGCACAGCGGCTGTGATGAAGGGGATCAGTGAGCCTCGTGCGGAGATAATGAAAGAGATCAATACGATCCTTACCGGGGACGTAACCCCGAAGGAATGGACCCAGGCTCTGAAATCCCCGGAGAATCAGGCGTATCTACTTTATCGGAGTGTGGCCAGGAAGCATCCGGATATTACAAAGGATGAGTTTTTCACGATGCTCCCGGTGAGTCAGCTGAAAGAGCTTATGACCAAGCTAATCCAGCTGGATAACCAGGGCAAGAAGAAAGCAAAAAACTCCCCAGGGGCCTTCGGGGGGAAGGTTCCGGCAAAGAAAAAGAAATAGGGGATTGGTCGTATTGGTATGCGCTGTTTGCTCACTTTTATAATCTGAAACCAGAGGAGGTTAAACGATTATCATGGGGGCAATTTAACGGGTACGCGTCGCAGATTGATACGATAATAAAATTGGATCATCCAGAATTAAAGTTCAAAAACAAACTACCGAGAGGGGGTGGTAATACAGGCAAAAAAGATATACTAGAAATAGCGGAGATAAAAACCTATGGCCTTTAACGTCGGTGGAATATATTTAGATATCAAGGCGGATGCCAGGCAGGTGATCCAGTCTCTTGACAAGCTCCACAAGAAAGTTACGGTCGGGGCAAAGGAAATGTCCTCGGCCTATAATGCAGTAGCGTCCTCCATGTCCGGTATCAGCAGAACCGGGCGGAGGGCGCTTCTTGCTATTACGGGGGCTGTAACGGCGGCGACTTATGCCTCCGCTAAATATGAGAAGCAGCTAGCCCAGGTCAGTACGATGCTATCCGGGGAGGGGATGGATTCGATGGAGGCGTACAAGGCCCAGATCCTTGACTTAGGGGTAGCTATGGGTGAGAGTACCGGGACATTATCCAAAGGATTGTATGACATACTATCCGCAAGTGTAGCACCGACGGAGGCGTTAGGGGTTCTGGAAGTTTCGGCCAAAGCGGCAGCGGCAGGGCTGACGGATACCGGCACGGCGGCGGACGCTGTTACTACGATCATGAATTCTTACGGGATGGCTGCCGCTGATGCAACGGTTATCTCTGATAAGCTGTTCGCCACGGTTTATCGGGGGAAAACTGATTTTGCGCAACTGGCTCCAGCTATAGGTATGGTGGCTTCTACCGCGGCGCAGTCTGGACTTAGTCTTGATGAATTGTCGGGGGCGTTGTCAACGGCAACCAGGAACGGTGTTAAAACACGGGTAGCGATCACCGGGGTAAACTCGATGATGATGAGTTTTCTGAAGCCGACGGAAGATGCAAAGGTCGCGGCCAGGGAATTAGGCTTTGAGCTAAATACACAGACACTCAAGACCATTGGATTGGCCGGAGTGATTGATATATTATCCGGGGCGACGAAAGAGCAAGTCGCCAGTGTCATAACCAACCGCCGGGCTCTAAAAGTACTTATGCCGATACTCGGTGATGTAGATGGATTCTATGAGGATATCGCGCTATCAGCCGGATCCGCTGGGGCAGCTCAAGCGGCGTTCGAGAAGCAGACGGGGACACTGGCTTTTCAGATGGGGCAATTAACGCAGGCGGGATTTAAGTTATTGGTGGGGCTGGGGGATATCTTCAATGAAGCGATACAGGGGAGCGGGGTAGTCGCTGGATTGACAGATATGCTATCCGGGTTGGGAGAGACGTTCAGTGATCTTGGGGGGACGGGCAAGACATTCGTGATTGTTATTACCGGCATTGCGGCGGCGGTAGCGGCTTTGATGGCAATAATACCGACGTTACTGGCATTGCTGGCGGCGGCGAAGGTGGCAGTAGCAATACTCGGGACACAAGTTGCGATAGCTACCGGGGGGATATCTTTATTGGTCGCGGCAATAGTGGCCGGGGGATTAATCTTTGCTTTATCCGGTGCGGTCACTGAAAGCAAAAAAGCCTCGTCAGCAATAAATGAACTGAGCGGCGCGCTAAACTCCCAGATGGCGGTGATTGACGCGGTAACGAAGAAGCACCAGGGTCTCAAAAAACTACTCAGCGCATACGACAAGTTGGTTGAGAGAGAGAAAAAAGCGGTTGCGGCCGGGAAGAGCGTTACAGCAATACAGGCTCAACAGCAGGTAGCACTAGTTAATCTGAGAAATGCAACCGACACCCTGTCAGTGGCATATAATACGCTTACGGGCAAGTACGAACTAAACCGGGCGGAGGTAGATAAACAGATAGGTAAAAATAATGAGTTGGCTATCAGTGAGATAGATACAGCACTGGTAATAATACGAGCGAAGAAATCGGTTACTGACGAAGAGGTTGATGCACTAAAGGAATCCACGAAAGCAGCCGAAGTCAGAATGGCCGAGCTAACAGAGATAAGCAGAATAGACGAAGAGAACGCAAAGCTAAAGAAAAAGTATCTTGCCGAAGTAGCCAGGGCAGAGAAAGAGGGAACCGAGAGTACTTTAAGGGATGCAAGGATTAAACTCCAAGCGGTAGAGTACGCAATAATATGGGGAAAGAAGTGGGATGAAGAGGCAAAGGCGGAGCAGATTGAGTTAATAAAACTCCATTCGACGAATATAGCTATAATAACAACGTATAATAATCTCAAAGCCGAAGAGATAGAGTATCAAAAATTATCGAATGACGCTCACGCCAAAGGTGCAGGCGAGAAAGAGAAAGAGAATGAGGAGATAGCCAAGGGCGAAGCAATACAAGCCAGTGTACTAAAGATAGCCAGGGAGAATGTCCAGGTCCGGGAACTATTAAACTCGATGGGGTGGGATATCGCCCCGCCTCCAGAGGATATTGATGTTGCAAAAAAGTCAGTAGCTGATTTAGAGGCCGCAGTGGAATCAATGGCGGATACGGCGGAAGAGGGTGGGGATAGATGGTTATCTACATTGACCCGGTTGGGTGTTGCCTATGGTGTGTTAGCGGATGAGGAGAAGGTACTAGCCGACGAAAGGGAAAAAGCATACGATGAAGCAAGCGATACGGTAGAGACATATTACGATGACCTCCGGAGTAATAGCGACTGGACAACGGATGCGGTAGTTGCAGACATCCAGGCCAGAATGGATAAGTTAAAAGAGGAGGGCAAAGAAGGCGGGGCGGTATATGAAGCACTATCTGCGAAGATCATTATTGAGACGAAGAAGCAAGGCGCTGCATATACGAAGATATGGGATGGAGTTGTTCAGGATATAAACTCGGCAATGTCGGATTCTATCGCCGATATGATAAAGGGGAATAAGGATCTGGAAGAATCATTTAGGGATTTAGGGGACACGATTGTAGATAGTTTTGTTGATGCGTTCGCCGAGTCTATCGTAGAAAAACTAGGCTTCGATAAATTATTTGAAGAAAATATACTTGGACTAGGGGGGATCGTGGAGGGTCTTGGGGATACTATTACAACTGCTATTGGAGGAGCATTTAGTGGTATTTTCGGTGGTGGTGCCACTGTGGTAACAGGAACTACAGGTGCGGGTGCCGTGGCCACAGGAGAGGCATCCATCAGCACGGCGGCAGCAGCGTCAGCCACCGCCGCCGCCGCAGAAGCCACAGCAGCGGCAGCGACAGCTACAGCGGTTTCAGCGACAGCTAGCGCAGGGGCAGTAGCAGCAGGATCGGCAGCCGTATCTGCGGCATCAGTTGTTTCAGGAACAGCACTTCCATCAATGGCCGGGCCAGGCGCGGCAGGAGGATTGGCTGCAGGAGGACTTGGGGCCGCAGTTGTAGGTTTAGCACTTGTATCACACGCAATAATGGGGGGTTTCTCGGAACTCACTACCCGTTATGATGACTGGTACGATTCGATCGAGAATATACAGTTTGTCGGGGATGCTTACGCTCAACAATCGATTGAAAAACTGGACGAGATGGTTAACGCCACAAAGGAATTTGATTTTGTTCTTGATGATGATATCTCAAAGAGAAACCTATGGTATAGGCATTATGTGGAGGCAACGGGAGCATTCTCAGAAGAGCAGCTAAAACAAGCCAGGATGATATTCGGAATATATGAGTCCGCCGCCGAAAAGGCTGAACTGGCGGCCTCCGGATTCGACATGAGCAAAATTGAGCAGGACGCTGATAACTGGAGAAATAAATCTCAAGAGATTGTTGACGCTATCGCCGCAGCCGGAATATCTGCTCAAGATTTTGCAGGTGATACACAGGAGGCTATCAACTACTGGATGAGCCACGAACAGCGAGACCAGATGCCGCTGGAAGGTGTGTTAGAGAATGTTGTGGGGATGACTGATGCGTTCGCTGAATCGTTAGCGAGAGAGATTAGAATGATGGATGATTGGGCTCTCCATCAGTTTGATCTAAACGATGATTTTATTAACGAACTTATATCCGGAACCCCCGGTATGCCACGGGGCGGAATCACTTCTGAAACAGTACCAGGTCCAGATTATTCATTAAGTTTGGAGAAAGAGAGTGCAGATACAGCTTTACTGCTGGATAATTTAAAAGTCATCGTCGGGGAGTTTATGGATGCTGGGATGACAATGACAGATGCGATGGGAGCAGGCACGGATGAAATGCGTAAGCTAACTATAGGAGAGAGGGAGCAGAGCGGAGCAATACAACAAACGATATCGGATATATTAGGTTTGGGGGATGCTTCTCTGCTAACAGAGGATGGGTTCAATAAGTTGCTTGCTGAATCAGATTCATTCGCGAATGTAATGGGTGGATTCACTTTTGATGAGTATATGGATGAGCTGGACTGGTATGAGTTTATCAGGTCAGTAGATCTGAATAATTTTGTAACACGGGCGGACACACAAGGGGGCGAGACTTTCAATGATTTCATTTCACGGCCAGGCAGAGGTGTGGTAGGCTTCTCTCCTAACGATACTATTATTGGAATGAAGAGGCCGGGTGATTTGAACATAGCCGGGAGCGGAGGGGGGGGCGGGATAACAATTCAAAAGGTGACGATGACTTTCAATGGTGATATCAGGACTGACGCGGACTATGAAGAGATAGAACAGAGAATGACTGATTCCCTGAACAACGCACTCAAAGGGGTGTCGTAATGGCAGTAACAATTAGAAATAGTAGTGATGGCATAAAATATACCTTCCCGCCAAAGACAGATTTATATGGTGGATTTGCGATGGAGGAGGAGTCTGTAATTCAACGGGTTGCAGTATCGGAAAGACTGTACTCTCATGGTGGCGCGATTACCGGAGATGGAAAGGTGGCGAGTCGAACGATACAGCTGAATGGAGTTATCCAGACCACGGGTGCGGGTGCGCCGGCGGCATTGGAGACAGAGCTTGACGCTATGAAATATCACTGCACCTACGGAGATACATTTAACGTGGAGAGAAGATTATATCTACCCCAGTATAGCAGCAAGAAATATTATCTTCTGGGTGGCATGGCTGATTTTTCGGTAGAGAGGTTATCATCGATTGGGGCGCAAGTACAGATATCCTGGGTGATCCCGGATCCCTTTCTTTATGCGAGAAATGACGATAGGCAGACATGGACATATCAAATAACGATCCCGGCGTCTGGAGGAGTTTCTAAACACCCTGAGATAACATCCAATAATGTGGGAGGAGATTCATGTTATCCGGTATGCCCGTATTCGGTTGATGTAACGGTAACAAGCGGAACGATGAATATATTCTATATCAGGAATAGTACGGATAGCATGAGGGCTGTGCGTTTCGTCAAGGCAATGTCGGCAAGCTCAAATAATAGGTTCGTGCTGGATTATACAAACGGAACCGCGACGGGATACGGGGGGATATGGGGAACGGGATTAGATGTTATCAGGCATATAACATCGGCGAACTGGTGGAGCATAATACCCCACGGTAATCACCTGGCAATATATGTTCAGGGATCAGCGGGAAGTGTAATTGATATCGAAATGAAATGGAGGCCAAGATGGCTATAGTTGATTTAAAACCGCAACTGAAAATATCACGGCTACCGGATGGAGTTGCCCCGGAAAAACTATCCTATGATGCGTGGGAGCAGGTGCTTGTCCTTGACGCCGTCCAGGGCAACTTCCCGGTACAAGCACTGAGTTATACCTCCGCGAAACAGGGGGGATGCCGGAACTTAAAGATGACACTGGACCGAATGGTAGATATCAAGTACGGGGATCTACTCCAATTAAAAGCACGGGGAGAATGGGTTTATGGCGGGATAATAAATAATATCCCGAAGCAGGGAACGAATACAACCTATAATTATACTGCTTACGGTTTGGCTGACCAACTAAAATGGAACTTGATTGAAGAGTTCAGTGTCGAGAATATGACGTTGCGGGCAGCGGTAAAGAAGTTGCACCGTGATTATATATGGCCGAGTACCGCATTGCAATATGGTTTATCCGCACCGTATTTCGATATCCCATCAATGATAGGAGACTGGGATACAATCATCGAAAATATGGTATTTGAGTGGAAGTACCCGCAGGAAATATTAGAGATTCTCCGAAGGATGGGGGGAGAGATGGAGTTCGGGGTAAACTGGGACCGGAGGCTATATTTCAGAATGAAGAACCCGGATTTTCCGGCAGCAGAATCTCCGGTGACAACGTGGACAGTGGGCAAAAACGGAGTGGGTTCATTTCAACCCCAGGAAGATTCAGGCAAGATTATAAACAAGATATATTTGGATTGTGGGACATTGAGTGAAGGGTCAAACTATATCCGAAATTATGAGGAGGAGGTGAGTACCGGGCGAAAATTTGGAACCAGGGAAGCGAAGGTATCTCTGGCGGATAGTTTCCCCATGTACAAAAAGACGAACATTCTCCAGGGGAGAGCGTTAACGGTAGAGAATCTAGGTTCGGCAACGGGCCTGGCAAACGCAACAGATGATGACCCGGATACTTATTTCGATTCAGGGGAGGCCCAGGAAGGTGGGGCTGTATGGTATAGCAAGTTGGGTTCGACAGGAGACATTACTACTCCAGAGGTCGGGGTGGAAGGGGGAACTATTATAGGCTCGATGAATTTCGGGACGCCGGAGGGCGGAGCTAAATACGGTAACGCTTGCGAACCGGGAACCGGACATATCACGTTACCGATTGAGAATAATGGAATCACCATGAAGCAGGGGACGCTATCGGTCTGGTGGTATAGCCCGTATGATTCCGGATCCTTCCCGGTGACTGGGGATGGTGGAGTTATCTTTGATCTTTTTGAAGTAAGTGATGAGGGGAGAGTGAATGGCCTGAGGATGATGATAATCGATTCTGGTGGAGGCAGTCCGACTATATGCCTGGCCGTCTTAGAGAATAGCACGCCGACCCACCGATGGATAGCGGATTCCCCGATTTTCTCCATAGGCTGGCACCATATACAATTCGCGTGGGATTCGAGCGGAGAAGTTCTGGCGAACATAATAGAGGGAGACTATACTAAACTAGGCGCGGTAACGTGGTTTGATGGGGTAATAGTTCAGAGGCTACAGAAAACGTGGAGCGGCTGGGATGCCGGTGAGAATCAAACTATGCTATTGAATTGCCTGGGTTGGTATGATGATCTTCAGATATATGATTACCCGAAGGGCGATGCAGACGGTAGGACGGTAGAGGGCCCGGGGGCACGGCAGAGAATTACTTGTTCGCTAACGCTTGGTAAGGGTGGAGGATATCATATTGGAAGGATCGTTATAAACAGCGAGGGGGAGGATGATCAGGACCATGGAGCAGCGGGAATATTAGTAGAGTGCCGTCGAGCAAATGGAACATGGGATGAGGTTTATCGGAGTGAAGAAAATAATGAAACTGCCCTGGATTTAAGGATCAATCCGAGTGAATTAACGACACGGATCAGGATTACCATTCTCGCCGCTGATGAAAATTATTTCAGGATTTACAACCTGGAAGCATACGAGTTCGCGTTCGGAGATGTTGACCAATACGCGGCAAGTTGGCTGGAGGAGAATGCCTTCCCGTCAGAATCAGCTAATCTTACGATAGTAGGGGAGGAGGATCTGATAACACCACGGGGTACGGGTAGGGTATTCGCTGAGTCCGGGGAGAAATATGAGTATGAGATATCAGAGGTAACTGACACGCTTAATGGCAATCAGATAAAATTGAAGCTGGGCGATATCCCTCCGACGGTATCGCAGTTGATTGATGGGATCAATCGGGGGATGTTAGAGGCGCAATACCAGGCGGAGAAGAATACCGCAAATGTCAGCTCGGGGGACGGGATGCAGGCTAACGCTATCGGGCCGTCGGAGATCGACCATATCCTTGCGAACCAGATTACGGCGGGGATACTAAAGAGTCAGAACTATTCTACTACTACCGGGATAGCCTTTCTATTAAACGAGGCGAAATTGTATGTCAGAGACGCCGATGGCTTCGAGATTATTGGCGGGGGAGGGGTGAATGTATCGGGAGCCGGGAGTAATATCAGAGGGGGGCAAACAACATATAATACCGGGGTAGGATTCTGGCAGGGAGACGATGGAGGGGTATATAAGTTTTCAGTAGGCAGTCCGGGCGTTTACGGGATGACGGTAGACGATACTGGGGCAAACTTTCTTGGCTCAATATCAGCTAGCACCATAGATATAGGTGGTTCGGATGCGACATCCTTTCATGTTGATATAAACGGCAATATGTGGCTTGGGGCGGCAACCTATAATATCGCGACTAATCCCTTTGCGGTGAGTAGTGCCGGGGCAATGAGAGCGGTATCTGGGAAGATCGGGGGCTGGACATTATCAACCACAGCGATCACCGGGGGCGACTCAACACTACATTCAACTGGTTATCTCAATCTTGGTACGGGCAATGATATAGTCAAACTATCATCCGTTGACGGGACTTATCGAATCTGGGCCGGTCATGCGACTGCGGCGTCGGCCCCATTTTCAGTAACGAAGGCCGGAGCATTAGTAGCGTCTTCAGCTACGATCAGCGGGATAATCAATGCTTCAGGGGGAGTCTTTACCGGAAGCGTTACCGCAGGGACGGCTAAGTTCGGAGTTAATGTTACCGCTGGCAATGACGGCCTCTGGCTTGATGCGAACAATTATTGGTATACGGACGGGATAAAAGCCCAGACCGGAATAATCGGAGGGTTTACCATTAACGGATCCGATGGACTATACGCAGGTTCAGCCGCGACCAGAGTACAGATGCAACCGGGGGTCGGAATATGGTGTGGTGCCACGGCGATAGGATCAGCTCCATTCAGCGTTGATGAAGCAGGAGCATTGGTCGCGGAAAGTGGAGTCATCGGGGGGTGGGTTATTGCCGCAGATAGTATCAAGGACGTTGCGGGTGTCGTGGGTTTATCAAGTGCCGTAACCGGTGGCGACGATATAAGGTTCTTTGCCGGTCACGCGACAATGGCGACGGCTCCGTTCAGCGTTTCGGAGGCGGGGGTGTTGTTAGCATCGAGCGGGACGGTGGGCGGATGTACGCTGGCGGAAACATCTATCGGGTCCACCACTTTTGTTAGCGGACCGCTTGGCTCTGGTTGGAATATAAGTAACACCGGATACGCTGAATTTCAACATGCTTTTATTCGGGGAACGCTGAGTTGTACAGTCTTTGAAAAGGATACTATATCTTGTATAAACGGGCAAGTATTGGTATCTAAGGCCGATGTATTAGACGCCGACATGACGGCATTGGACGCGTCAACCCTGACTATCACCGGGGAAACCACATTTGTAAATAACGAAGTTCTCAGAATAAAAAACGGGCTCGCAAATGACGAATGGCTATTGGTTACCGATGACTCTGCTGCCCCGACTTATACCGTGACCCGAGACCTGGCGGCGTCGTATGGCGCAGACTCAAATCCTATCTGGACAGAGGGGCAAACAGTCGTCTCTATGGGAGTAGGGACAGGAGATAAAACAGGGTTTGTCTTAATGGATGCCTCTTCTGCTAATAGTCCATACCTCGATGTTTACGGTAGAAATTCAAATACATACGATGATTACACTTTACACGCTCGAATAGGTTGGTTGCAGGGGATTACAGATGCCGACGTTGGACTTGCCACGGATGACGTATGGGGGATATATACAGATAACGCATTTATAAAAGGGACTGTAGTTGCCGACCTCGGGAAAATAGGAGGCGATACTGGGTGGGTTATTTCATCAAACTATATTAAGGATGTAGCTGGAGTAGTTGGACTATCTTCTGTTGTCACGGGAGGTGACGACATCCGGATATGGGCGGGACACGCAACGCCGGGGTCAGCGCCATTTCAATTGACAGAGGCGGGGGCGCTGGTTGCAACGTCGGCAACAATTACAGGAAGCATCACCGCAACCACCGGGGCTATCGGTGGGTTCACTATCGGGGCAACTACTATCGCCACTGGAACTGATCTCGTTATGGATTCAGGGAATAAAGCTATTTATCTGAACTCCACCACATTCGGAAATGAAGGAATCCAGATTGAATATAATAATGGTTACCCGCGAATGTATATGGGTGATGGGGTAAACTCTTTCTTCCGGTTTGAGTGGACTTCGCTTGTAAATGCTACCTATAAATGGACTGCCTCCGGTTCTGGAACGAATGAATATTATTGCGAACTTGCCGCAGGTGGTGACCCTTCGTTAGAGCAACCAGCCAGTGTATTTATTAACGCCGCGAATGCTGATGTAGCAAATCTCGGAAGCCTGGACGCCGGGGATTGGGGATACGGGGACAATGACACTCTTGGTTATCAAACAGTTTATGTTCGCCTATCTGACGGAACCGACCCGGACACTAAGGCCGATGATTATGTTATGATGAACAAAACGACAATCGGGGCGGCGCAGGTCACAGTCAACGGCGCGCCGTGGTTATCGGTTAAAGGCGAATTTAATATTTTTACTGGAGAGGGTGCAGGGGGAACCGTCCTTTCTTCTGCTTCGGCCAATACCGCTATTGGGTATCATTCTCTACATAATTTAACAACTGGCAACGGGAATGTTGCTGCCGGAAGCCAATCTCTCTATAACAACACCACCGGGACTTCTAACGTCGCCAGTGGAAATCAGGCCCTCTATAGCAACACGGAGGGAAATCACAACATCGCCAGCGGATACCGCGCCCTCTATAGCAACACCACCGGGAGTCACAACGTCGCCAGTGGAAATCAGGCCCTCAACAGCAACACCACCGGGAGTTACAACGTCGCCAGTGGAAATCAGGCCCTCAACAGCAACACCATCGGAGATAACAACATCGCCAG